GCTTCACTGGCCCATCCACTTATGTTTGGATGTTGATCACACATACGCATAAAAGCAAGTTCCCAACCGCTTCTATATCTAGGAGTATGCTTACCTATATATTTATTTGGATTTCGAGGAGTATATACGCCTTGCTGAAACTTCATGGCCACTACCCTCTATGGCGTGCCTTGTCTAACTGGATTACCACTGCTATCTACAACTGGATTACCGCTACTGTCAGTAACTACTTGCATTGTTCCGCCATCTATTGCGGTAACTGGTTGTGTTGCATCACTTGTTTGTACAGTAGAGCCTGCATCTGTACCTACTGTTGAAGCAAATTGGTTTGTAGATGCAAATCCAACATATTCTATACCTTCGTATTCAACTGAAACATTCCAACGTACTGCATCTGCACCTGAGGCATATGCAAGTTGATCATGTTGCACACTTTGAAATATAGGATGAATAAGTTTTACTTGCTGATCTTCATTAGCGGCTTCTCTATGAATTGTTATTGATTCAAAGAAATACTTTTTAGTATGATCCACTGGTTTGTAACCAAAATTAAAATCATTATCTACTGTAGTATCTAATTGATAATCGCCTACAGGTTTTGTTAAACCACCATTTACAGTACCACCATAGTAATAGTTATTGTAAGCAATTAGCAATTTTAAGAATGAGTTGTCAACTGTATCAACAACACTAAATTGGACAGGATCATAATCCATAGCCATTTGTACAACACGTTTTCTATTGTACTGATTTAGTGTTTGTGTTCTGTATCTGTGTCCTGGCAAGGAAACAGCATCAGTAAGCATCCAGGTATTGTTATCTGCCTGTGGAAAGGCATTTCCGCTGATAACAGCGGATACCCTATAATGCATTTTTTGTCTTGGTATAGCATCAAGTTTTTCACCGTAGGGTGTTGCAGTCTTATAAATTAATGATGCTAAATTGGTGGACATTAGCCTACCCCTTATTGATCAGTTGCTAGATCAACGCTACCGTCTCTGAATGGAGTAGTGGCTAAGAAGTTGGCATCACCAGCCCCGTGTTGTGCATTATCATATCTGATAGTTGCTGTCACAGTCTGCTGATCTGTTGTAGCATAGTTACTCTCACCATATTGTATGTTTGAGATGTAACAACCTTCGAGTGTCCAGAAGTCTAATACGCCAGGCGTATCTGAACCATCTAGAGTTTCGATTCCCATTTGAAATTTATATTGACTACCGCTTGTTGCCGCACTTTGCTGTGCATGATTGATTTGACGTTGTAACTGCTCATCTAATCTTTTGATAATAACACTTGAAACATCATCTCTAAATTGTAGAGTGATAGGATCCCATGTGTGTTTACCTGCAAGATAGATACGTGAGTTGTACACGTCTAATTGCATTTCGTCGTGTGTTAATGTTGGTCGTGTAACACTGATCACCTGTCTTGTTAATACTAAAAGTTCATCACCGTTGTTAGGGCCACCTAAGTCATTAAACAAGACTCTGAAACGATACACCATTTTAGGCATAAGTGTTTCAGAACTAGTCCCAGCGGGTACACCAAATTTTGTTAAGACTGCCATAGTTTATGTCTCCTACTGTATGTATATTATTTATGCCAATTGGCGAATTTTTTGTTCCCAAAAGGGCACTTTTATAAATACTATAATACCAAAAGGGCACCTATATGAAAAAACGAGCATTATGCACTGTTTGTAATATGAAACCGGTTGCTGTAAACTACCATAAAAATGGTAGGACTTTCTTTAGAACTAAATGCGATAGTTGTATAAGAAAACAAAAGAAACAGGAATTTGGACGTATTCCTGCACAAATCAAACCAGACACATAAAAAAACGCCCGACATAAAGCCGGGCGTTAGTTTGTTATTTAATTTTTTTATTATTAGTTACTTGCACTAATGGCGCCAGTGTTTAGAATTCTAATTGGAATATAAATGAACTCTGCGGCCTTTGTAGGCTCAATAGCAACATCTACATAGAACTCATTACGGTCTATTCTTGCAGGAGTATTGTTTGTTGTATCACAAACTACTGCAAAGTCATAAACACCTCTTTTGGTCATGATATCGCCTAAGAAACGCTCAAATGCACGTTTGGCATTTGCTCTAGTAAACTCATCATTTTGCTCAAAAATGAACGGACGAGCAATACTATCAAAACGTTCTCTTAAGTATGCTACTAGACGTGCAACGTTTACACGATCTAATGCCGATTCAGCCGCGTTTTGCGTTTTTTGACCAAATACAATTAATCCATCAGTTGGGAAATTCGCAACCGGATTAACTTTGTTTTGGTATAGACTGTCTCTTTGTCCATTGCTTAATGCAACTGAAACAATCTCGCCTTCGCTATTCAAGTATCCAACACCTGTTGCATTGTTAACAACACCTCTGGTTAATCCCGCAGGAGCAAACCAAGGAAATGCTACATTGTCATTAAATGCATATGTTCTTAATGCAATGTGTGATGCTGGTACTAAAACTGTTTGTCCATCTGTGTTCGTTGTTACTGCACTTGGATAGTAAACAGCAATGCTTGAATTTTTTGTAACTAAACCATCTTCACCATTTTCTAACGGTGTAGCATTGGCCCATGTTACAATTTCGTTTGGTGTTTTTCTAAAAGGTGCATCTGCAACAATAAATGCTGTTTCCTTACGATCAACATTTAAAGTATTCAATTCATCAATTAGTTCTGGATATCCAGGAGCGGCTAACAATGTTACTGTTACACTCTCTTCACGCAATGTTGTATTTCCTGCAAGAGCGGCCTGCATTTTTTGTACAATAATTGCACGTTGAGATCTGTAACCAAAGTTACCTGAACCATCTGCTCTGTTTGGAGCACCTGTTGTCCAAATAGTATTTGTACCATCGTATAGTTTTACGTTGTTACCACTTGCCGCTGTATTAACAAGTAACATACCATCTGGATAAACTAATGGATCTGGACTACCAGTTATTGTAACACCTGTGTTTACTGTAACTGTACCTGATTGTGTTGCAGTCCAATTTGTAACAGGGTGTAAGTCACCAAACTCAACACCATTTGGTGTAGTTTGATCTGCTGTGTCTCTTTTTACCCATGCCGCACCACTATAAGAATATATTTCAAATAGATCAGAATTTGTATCTACCCAAATATCTCCTGATTGTAATGCTCCGCCACCGCTTCTAGTTGCTGGTTCATCTGCTGACATTAATACAACATTACCAGCACCTGTAACACTTTCCCATGCATTATTACCTTTTTTGTAAACGTCATAATAGTGAGTTGTGTCATACCAATATGTACCATCTGGTGTTGCACCTGTTGGTGCATTTGCACTTGCTTCATATGTAAGTGCTTGGAAACTAGATCCGTCATGTCTTTTAATTGCAAATTTGGCATCATCTTTTGAATTTGGTATTTCAATATAAATGTCGCCTAATGATGGACTTGACGGTGCCGCGTTTGCAAAATCAACTGTAGGTACAGTTTGTTGAAACTGTCCTAAAGCACTTGAGTAAACCTTAATTGAAGGATTGAATCCTTGATTTGGTGTACTAATTTTGAACCAATAATCACCACTGTTAGGTGATGCAGGAACGTTAAAGTGCTTGTCAACATATACTACTTCAGAACCGCCAGTTGCAGTTTGAAGAGCGGCTGTTTCTAAATTAACCCATGATCCAGAAACTTTTACTTTAAATTGATTTGCAGTAGTACTTGCATCTAAGGCAACATCTCCGTCTTGTCCGTCACTGCCTGTTGGTGCTGATGTATATACTGTTACTGTTTCTGGTTGAAAACCTGTACCATCATGTTTAAAGATTCCCATTACTGTACTTGATGTGTCAAACCAATAAGTACCATCAACTGGTTTACCTTTTGGTTCTGTTGCTGTCGCATCAAGTTCTGTTGTGTCTATATCTGCTCTAACAACATAGGCTCTATTAGCGGCTCCTAAATAACTGTAAGCGGCTAACAGTCCATATTCATTAAGTTCAGAACCGTGTACAGAATTTACACCGTCCTGTTCAAAATATGGATTACCAAATTGCTGTGCAAGTTCAAATTGACTAGTCATCAATTGAGGTTTACCTGCCATCGCTTTGGCTGTACCTGGGGCCGTTCCAGTGCCACTAACATGTGCTTTATCTTGTTGAGTTGCTACTACTAATAGGGGTACCGTACCTGGTCCAGCGGAACCGTAAAACGATTCATCTGTTACTGATACTGCTACACCCGGTGAAACTAATGTAGGCATAATTTTACTCCTTGCTTTTTCATGTTAGCATGTTTTTGATTGCTAACTGTATTTATGGCAAGAGACCAAAAAACCAGGTGTTTTGTCATTATATTAGTTGTTTATGAGGATACCAAATTGGATATAGTGGTATTTAAATCTTGGATAGTTTTATCATTAGTGATTATAGTATTGAATTCTTTATCTTCGTCAACCCAACGCCATTCGCTTGAATGTACTTCAGGGAATACTGCTTTCATACTGTGATGAGTATCTTTTGCTCGTTCCCAGTTTTGATTAACATTTTTAGCAGTTGCCCACCATAATGGTAATTCACCTCTGCGTACTTGCCAAACTTCCCCTCCAGTAAACTCCTGAATCATTTTCATTTCATTGGGAAATCTGACATCTGGAATAACAAAATTTTTATTAGGAAAGTTTAGTATTTTTTGTTTTACCATACTTACCCATATGCCATCATAAAAACCATTACGCATACAGTCAGTACCAAACTCCTGTAATACTAATCTTGGTGTGATTTTTCTACCAGTTTCTTTTGTCCAAAAACTATCTTCTTGTTCACGCCATACTCTGCTTTCAGAAGTTTCCCCTTCTAGCATTTTTCTATTCCAACCAAATAGTTCGGATACAGCATCTTTTAATTTATCTGCAAATGATATTTTGTTAAAATCATACTGCTCAACTAATATATCCGCTACTGTACCTTTACCACTACCAATTAAACCACAAATACCAATTACTTTTTGCATTAAACCTCCGGAAACAAACACTCGTGAATAAATTTTTCTACATCATTTGGATCTAGTCCTAAACTAGCCATAACTTTAGGAGTATGTGGATTTTGTTTTTGATAATGACAATACCTATTTTGTTTTTCTTTTACAAGATTAGTATCATGCTTATCGTTAGTGTACTTTGGCAATTCTTCAAAATAAGTATCTAAATTATCTAAAGCCATTTGTACTACTTGATCCATTTCTTCTTCAGTATTTACATTGCCTACTGCTACCATTTTAGGTGAAAATATTGCTTTTGCCCAATCAGGTAAATCTCTTTCTTTACGCCATTCTAAATCACTTACAATATCTGCGAATAGGTTTACCATTGAATGATTCCAGTCTACTGTTGGACTAAAATCATGAAATGCTCCTGTAACTTTTTTCTTACCACAAATTATATCAAAGCCAAACACAGGGGCATCATTATTATAATTTGGAAATACACAGATATGAGTCATATATAAACCCTTGCTATCTCTAGCATCAACACTGTCTATATGTGCTCTGCGAAAATGTTCGCCTTTATATACTTTGTTTAACCAATCAAATTCTGGATCATCAAACTGTTCTACGCCTAAACTGGCGCACTTTTCGATGATTTTTTGTTCGCACTCTATTATCTTGTCGAAAATCATAATTTACTATTTCCTCAAACATTTTTGTTGCATATTCAAAACAAACATTGGCTTCTGGTGCCATATCATCATTTAATTTACTTCTTACTCTGCTAATTAAATGTTCTTTGTTTTTAAATTGATACATTCTTCCTTCACCTGGTACTCTTTTTGCTATCATAGATCCACCATACATATCTCCAAAATGTCTAACATAT